GCATTGACGCCGTAGGGGTAGCCGTTCAACGCCGGCGCCCGCCCCCTCGCGCACGTGCGGGCCCAGTCCCCGGCGTACCAGGTCCCATCCTCCCAGTTGAAAGAGACGTAGCGGTCGACCTCGCCATTGGTGGACCCCAAGGACTGGTACAGCCAGGTCACTTCGGTCTTGGTCTCCAAGGTGAAGGCGATGGTCTTCTCGGCCTGGGAGGGGTCTATCGCGGTCTGCTTGCCGTTCACATTCCGGTAATTGGGGTCAAACACCGTCTCCCACGTATCACAGGCCTGCAGGTTCAAGGTGCCGGAGTAATTGTAGATGTTGTCGTACCCCATGAAGTAGGCGACACCGTCCACGTCCACCGCGGCGTTCGGCCCCACGATGTAGCAAAGCCCCACGGGGTAAAAATCATAAATATCGGTGCCACCGACGAAGACCATGCGGTAGAGGTTGGTGTCGGTCCAGATCAGGTTTTGGCCCTGAGACTTCAATCCCGTGACGATCCTCGAGCCCGCGGTCAATTGATAGTCCCCGGCCGTGTTCTCATCGGTGGACACCCAGTCGGTGATGTCATCGAGCGTGCACCAGGAAACGAGCAAGGGATCGTAGCTCGAGGTGATATCGGTGCTTCCTAACGCGATGATCACCCGTTGGGCGGCATCGACCAAGGCTCGTTGGACGTTCAAGGGGGCATTCTCGAGGATCGCAGCCCGGGTGTTGGGGCCGGAGATTTTCTGCCACCAGTAGATCTCCCCGTCGGACTCCGAGGCGATCAGATCCTGGCCATAGTTCTCCAAGCTCCAAGAGCGCAGGCGAGCCAAGACGCCGGCGCCGCCGGTGCGCGGGGTGCCGTAGGTTCCCATGCCGTAGGTGCCGGTGCCGTAGCCTGTGAGAAGACCATTCGAGGCGAGCCCCGTGTACATCTCGTAATTGATCGAGATCGCCCCGCCGCCATCCGTGACGGTCGAGGTCGCGGCGGTCGCCTGGGTCACGGTGTAGTTGAACGGGTCGACGACGGTCAGCTGGTACGAGCCTAAGAGTGTGATGCCGCCGATGGTGACGGAGACGGGGAAGTCGACGAAGTCCCCGGTGTTCGCCTGGTGTCCCTGGCCCTCGGAGCCATTGTCGGTGACATTGACCGTGGTGTGGGTCGCCACCGTCGAGAGTGCGTTCGAGAGGTTCGCGGTGTTTCGGATCGGCGTGACATCGTAGAGCGTGCCGCCGTTCGCGATGTAGAGTTTTAAGTTCGTCCCGATCGCGACCCAGTACTGGTTGTCGTAGCTTGCCCAGTCGTGAAGGCCCCGGGCGGCGCCCAAGTACAGGATCGGATTGCCCAACAGGGGGTCGATGAGTGCCTGATACTGCCAGCCGCCCATCTTCTCTGGCATGAGCTTGTGCCATCGCACCCAGGAGGCATCTTTCCAGCGGTCCCAGTTCATGTAAGCGATCCGGGTGTGCGCGGCTCTCCCCGAGACGTTCGAGAGGACGCCTGGACCCAACGGGATCGAGACGTACTGGGCTTTGCGCTGGCCCGCCACTTACGCAGGCCTCCAGACTCCGCGCTCGAGGAAGCCGTGGTAGACCTCGAAGGCAACCATGGTCATCTTGGCGGGGTCCATGCGGGAGGATGACACCTTGATGGAGGGCTCGACGGTTATGCTATCGCCGTGATCGGTGATGGTGTGGCCGTTGAGATTGGCCATGTGGCCGTTCGGCGTGCGAGCGTACCAGCCGTAGCCCTCGAGATACCCGTAATCGCCAGGCTCGAGCTCCTTCGGGAGCGTGATCCGATCGACGCGGCGGCCGATCACGATACGGCGCCTTGGACATTCGGCGAGCCGGACCCTGACACGAAGGTCGCGGAGCCTCCCGAGAGCTCGATCGCCTTACCCGCGGCGCCGCCGGCAGAGAACGGGGTGTAGTGGCCCGTGGTCGTGGTTGCGGGGTTCGTGCCCGCCGTCCCCGCAGTTCCCCAGTTTCCCCCGGACTGCGATGTGCCTGATTGACCGCCGCCCGCGTTCGCGCCCGTCCCGGAATTCCCCGCCGTGCCGAAAGTCCCGTTGACCCCCACGCTACCACCGCCGCCATCGGCTCCCGGGGCATAGGCCCCCGCGATGTATTGACCCCGGCCGCCGCGGCCGCCCTTGCCGCCGCCCGCGCCGCCGCCCGCCCCCGCTGCATTCCCGCATCCCGTGCCGCCGGAGATGCCATCGTACGCACCGCCCGCGCCGCCGCCGCCGCCGCCGCCCCAGATGTTGCCGTTGCCGTTCGTGATGTTGAACGTGCACCCGGAGCCCGGACCCAAGATCGCGTTGCCGCCGTTGGCGCCCGCGGTCGCGCCGATCACCGTGGTGCCAGACCCCGGATAGGCGCCAGAGGCCCCATCGCCGCCATCGCCGCCCTTGCCCTGGATGTAGCCCAAGTTGGTCAAGTTCACCGTGCAGCCGGAGATGAGCCCCGAGAGGTCCATCGCCGGGGTCAAGGCGTTCAACGACTGGACGATGGTGCCTTTGGTCACCAGGATATTGATGGTCGCGGGGCTCCCGAGGGTGCCCAGGATGGCCTTCAAGGACCAGTTCAGGCAGTTCGAGGAGATCGTGATCGGAAGCGTCGTGCCGGCGCCCGTGTTCAAGTTGCCGAACTGCCCAACGCCCCACTTGGTCAAGGCGGCGTTGTATTTTAAGAGGAACTTGTCGATTGCCCCGGGTGCAGTGCCGAGCACGGGCGCCAAGCCATTCGGAAAGAGAAAGATCGCGTTCCAGGAGAGCGTCCTCGAACCCGTGCCGTCCTGCACCACCCAGAGCTCGATCTCCATGCCGTCCTGCACGTTCACCGGTGCCGCCATGACGCGGTTGCCGGTGATGGTCAGGATTTGGCTGTTGCCGTTGTTGCAGTCGATCGTGGTGGTCGGGCCCTCCGTCACCGTCGCGAACGGCCAGGCGGTGGGGATGGAGACTGAGTTCGTGACGATGGTCGAGGCGGCGATCTCTGCCGCGGTGCGCGACTGGCGCACCCAATTGGCGGCGGGGACACCGTTCAACTGACTCGCAGAGGACGCCCCCGCGGCCGGTGCATAGCAGTTCGTGCCATCGCACCAGATGAACTGAAGCACGCCGGCGGCGAGGGTGATGGTCGCGCCCGCACCGCCATAGGTGAAGGTCAAGGTTTGCCCGGTCTGGTTGTTGATCAGGTACTGCTTGCCGACGACGGAAGATGGCATCGTGACCGTGACCGGGCCTGCGGGGGTACCGACCAACGTGATGGAGAAGTAACGCGCGATGGAGGCGGAGCCCTGGCTCATCGCCGGCATCGAGTACCCGGTCGCTGTGCCGATGTTGACCGCGGTCCACCCGGTGATCGCGGTGTCGAGCAAGTTCAAGGCATCGGAGTTGAGCGTCGCTCCCCAGGTATTATCGTACGCTCCCGTCGCGGGGAGGCGGACCTGGAGGAACGTTGTGAATGAATCTGCCACGTCTTACCCCTGTGCTTGTTGTGGTGGTGGTGCGGCCTCGGGCGGTGGGCCCGGAACGGAGGCCACGGGGGCCAGAGGGGCGTAGCTTCCGGAACGGGCCGCGATCATGATTTCGCCGCGGGCATTCGGGAGGAGCTCCTCGTAGTATTTGGCCTTCATATCGGCGTAGCGGTCATCCGCCTTGATGAAGTGTTCCATCTCCATCAGGCAGCACACGAAGAGGAGCTGCCCCACGTTGTCCCCGAGCCACGTGTTCTGCGCGATGATGATCGAGACTGGCCGCTTGATGTAGCGGCGCACATAGGCCGAGGTGAAGGCATCGGCCGGCGGCCCGAAGATCCACTCGGAAGCGCCCTGGTCGGCGAAGTATTTAGGCTGCCCCTCGGCCGCCAAGAAATACTGCGTGAGGAAGTCCCAGGAGCGCTTGACGAGGGTGCGCGGCGCAGGGCCCTGACCGTCCTGCTTGTCGTACACCACCCAGAGGTTTCGCTCGACCACCATCTGCGGGTTCAACGTGGCATTCGCCGTGACGGCAGCCGCCATCGGGAGCGTCCAGGCGGCGGTCGTCTGGCCGTTCGTCAAAGTGACCGCTTGGATCTCTTGGTCGGAGAAGGTCACGACATACGGGCCCGTCGTGCCGGTCCAGGCGCTTGCGAGCGTGGCGGAGGTCGCGTTCTGAGCGATCGGCGCGGAGAACACGAGGGGCTGCGATTGATTCGGCTTGGGGATCGAGGTGTCGCCTTGGGT